ATCTGATTTACCTTGCTCGTAGAAGTGTTTAGCAATAGCATCTGCGTTCATTGCTGTGTACAGAGATTTATGATAACCAACAGCGTCTTTTAAAGCCATTTTCTTGTCCAAAAACTTTTTGACAAAATTATTAATATCACTTTGAGTTTCTTTTACCTCGTTAGTATCTCTAACGTTAAACCTATATTTTTTATCACCAACATTATATTCAAAACCTTTGAATTTGTCGTTAAAAACTTGATCAGTTTTCTTTAAAAAATTAGATTTACTAGCCTCTGCTATTTTCTGATTCTCTTCAGATTCTTCGTTGTATCTATTAAAAAAATTTACAGCTTTTTGTTGTTCAAGCGTAAGCTTTGAACCAGCTTTAATTTCTTCATAGTATTTGGACTTTTGCCCGTCCAAGTGGCTTTTAGCGTTGGCAACTTGCTCTTTTAACGCTAATTTTTTTCTTCGTATATCTCTATCTTCGTCTTCTTCTTCATCATAAGAAAACTGATCTTCCATAAGAAAGTTTATTTCTTCTTCGTTTAGATGTTTTTTAGTTTGTCTGTAGTATTCTCTTAATAAAGAATCATCATCTAACTTACTATAATCTTGATTAATTTTTACATAATCTTCTAAAGTACCACCAGTTTCTTCCATAAAGTCCATTAATTTTTGAACGTTTTCAGGAAGAGGTTTTCCGGTTTCTAAGTTTTCTTTAATTGCTTCTTCAGCTTCTTCAGTTATTTCTTCTACTTTTTCCTCAATTTCTTCTTCAGTTATTTCTTCTAATACTGGAGTTTCTTGTGTTTCTGCTTCCGGTTGTACTTCTTTTTGTTCTTGTACGGGCTCGGCATTTTCAGGCTCTGTAACCACTCCGCTGTTGTCAACGTTATCTTCTTTAGTTTCATTTTCTACTGGTTTGCTTAAATCAACAACATAATCGCCGTCTTCATTAATATTTGGTTTTTTTGTTTCTTCAACTTGTTCAGTTGTTTCTTGTGTAGTTTCTTCAACTACGTTTTCTTTGTTTTCTTCCATAATATAATATAATAATAATTAATAAATTTATTTAGCTGGTCCGAATTTATCTATGTTAAAACCACCACTCATTAAATCATTACCTGATGATTCAAAGTTTTTAGCAGGCTTATTGCTTTTTCTTTGCTCTATCAGTTCAGATTGTTGACTAGCTTGTATTTTAGTTCTTTTATCTTTTCTATCTTCTTTCTCAGCATCTCTTTGTTGCAGCCCTTGAGATTCAACACCTTTTAATTGCATGTTATACTGAAACTCTAAAGCCATAAGTTCTTTTTTCAACATAGCCTCTTGTTGCATTTTTTGAGCTTCCATTTGACCTTTCATTTGCTCTAATTGCATTTTACTTTGAGTAATAGCTTGTTGTTCTTGCATTTTTGCTTGTGAAGAAGCTTGAGCAGCTTGAGCATTTGCTTGTGATTGCGCTTGAATATTTTGCTGTTGCATAGCTTGGTCTTTTTCTATTTTCTTACCTCTTCTAAGTTTTAAAAGCTGATTAGCTAATTTTATATTTTTAATTTCTCTAAGATCTATAGCGTCTTCAATATCTATACTTTTTTGTTGAATAGCCATTTGAATATTGTTTTCAAGCAATTGTTTTTCTTCTTCATCTGGTTGTAAATGTATAAATATACCAAAATCATATAAATGAAGTTCAGTCATTTCACCTAACGTAGCTACATTGTGCGCGCCTATAGCTTGTATAAACGCGTCTCTAGTTGGAGAATATTCTATAATATCAGAAACTCTAAGCGATAATCTTTCAGCTGTTTCAATCGTTAAAAATAAACCTGCTTGTAATATATGTCTAGTTGCTGTATTTGAATTTGCAGCTGCTATTTTTTGTATACCTACTAATGCGTTTCTATCAGGTGTGCTACCGTCTCTAGCTTCGTTTAATCCGGTTACATCTCTTATCATCTGCAAGTAGTAATTATAATTACCTATAAGTGCTTGCATTTTACCACCACCAGAACCAGATTGTATTTCACGTATAGGAACTTTACCAGGATTCATATCTCCATCACTAGTAAAACTTCTACCTATAACACTACCAGTTTGAAAAAACATGTTTAATGCTTCTTGTGGACTATAGTTTGTACCATTACCTAAATCTATTTCAGCAAGTCCGTCTGCGTCTAAATAAACACCATCAGGTATCATACGTGACATTACTTGCTGTAATTTTAAATGTGTAAGCTGAATCATATCAGCAAATCCTGTAATACGTTTTACTAAAGAGTCTATTCTACCTCTATACATACGAGGAGCAACAATAGCATAATTCATTTTTACTTTAGTAAAATTACTTTTTGGCCTCATCATATTTGTAGCCATCTCCCATTTTAAAAGTTTATCTGTACCTAAAATTAAAGCACCTTCGTAAATAGTTTCTATTGATCTTAGTAGTTTTGAATATTCACCTTCTTTTCCTTCAGGTGGGTTAAAATTATCATTTTTTGCTATAACTTTTTCAGATCCACTTTTAGATTCTTTAATTTTATAAACCTCATTCATATAAGTTTTAAAATCAAAATATAAAACTTGTATTGTATTTATATCTTCTTTTTTAGTAGAGTACCTATTATTATGATTACTTCTATTATAATTTTTACTTCTCATTATTTCATCAAGATCAGACTCTGTTAAATGTGGAAATTGTTTAGCTAATTCATTTACAGGTATAGTTTTAACTTCACCAACGTAATATATATCTTCAAAATAAGGAGAGTCAGTATAAGAATAAACTAAATTAGCAGGGTCAACATATTCTACAGTAGCACCTTCTGATGTTGTAAAATTAGTTTTAACACAACCTATACCTAAAACAGTTAAGTCTCTATAAAAACGTTTTTTAATTAACTCGTAATCACTGCCCTCAAATAAAAGAGATAAAGCTTGTTCTTGAGCTATTTCAACAGCTTGTTTATATTCTAACTGCATGTGCAAGCCTAATTCTTCTGGTGTTTCTGGTAATTCTTTTATTTCGCTTTGTCTAGTGTTTATACCAAACTGTTGACTTGCTTGTTGATCAAACTGTTGCGTTTCCATATCAGCCATTATATCTTCCATGTACTTAGTACGTTTTTCAATACCGTAAGTATCTTGAGAAAAAGCTTGTATATCATATGTTCTTTCAGCTATGCCGTTTACAACTATATCTACAAATTTAGGTATAATTGGAACTGGCTTCCAGTCTAAATTTAAATAGGACAAATCACCATTTATAGATAACTCATCCTTATATTTTTGTATAGACTGCTCGCCTCTAGCATATAATCTTAAATTATGAAAATCGTTTCTATACGAGCTATATCTATTAGTTGTTCTTTCATCATTAAACCACTCTGTTTCTATAGCTTTAGCTACCTTTAAACCATAGTCATAGCTTAACTTTTCAGCATCGCTAACTGTTTGGCTTGGAAAATAACTTTTACTAGTATATGCCATATTTATTTTATTATTTGTGAATTATTTCCAGTGTTTTTATATCTAGAAATACTTATGTTTATTTTTGGTTTTTCAACCTTTGCGTTTGGTGTGTATAAATGTCTATTGTTTGCCATAATAGCTAAACCAGAACTTATAGATGCATCAAATTTTGTTCTTTTATTTATATCAAACCTACTCCAATCATTTAATAATTCATTAAAATATAAATCACCAAAACTACCATCTTGATTCATACCTACGTGATCTTGTATATACATCTCTATTGCTGCTGCGTGAGCTTGTTTTATATCTTCACTAGAGTTTGGAATACCACCTATTTCTCTTTCTGTTACTGATAATTTATTGTATATTTTATCTGGTCTATTCATAGAGTAACCTCTATAACCTCTTCTTTTAAAATAATATAATAATCTAGGTTTATTATTTTCTGCAAGTATTGGCATACCATAGAATATACAAGCCATCAAAACATCTTCAAAAAATATTTCTGCTGTAGCAGGTCTCGCTATATATTCTAAAAAAAAATGATTAGCAGGATGGTTCTCCATACTAAATTTAGTTAAACCATGTAAAGCTCCATTAGATCCCCTTCTGTCTACAGTACCTGATATATCATAACTATCACAACCAAAAGCGCCCATATGTTCGTTACCCG